GAAGTGGTTCTGATGTTTGACCAAGACGAAGCTGGTAGGCAAGCTGCAAAAAACTGTGCGTCTATTTTATCTATAGGTAAAGCAAGGATAGCTACACTACCTGCCAAAGATCCAAACGATTTATTAACTGAAGGCAGAGGTGCAGAGATTGTACAAGCTGGATGGAATGCTAAACCTTGGAGACCAGATGGTATCGTTGAAGGTACTGATATGTGGGATCTGATTACAGATGATACACAAGTAGAGACAGCTGAGTATCCTTATGCAGGACTGAACAGAATCACTCGTGGTCTGCGTGTCGGAGAGATAACTACATTCTGTGCTGGTAGTGGTGTAGGTAAATCTAGTGTGTGTCGTGAGATAGCATATGGATTACTACAGCAAGGACAGAAGGTAGGATACATAGCACTAGAGGAAAGCATCAAGCGTACAGCTCTAGGTATTATAGGACTACACTGTAACACACAGCTACACTTAGGTGAAGCAGTACCAGAGGAAGTGATGGACACAGCGTTCAAAGCTACAGTTGGTAGCGGTAACTTTGTTACTTACGATCACTGGGGTTCTATTGAATCAGACAATCTAATCAATCGTATTAGATATATGAACAAGGCTCTAGGATGTAAGTGGATATTCTTAGACCATGTCAGTATCGTAGTCAGTGGACAAGATGGTGACGAGAGAAAGATGATAGACATACTGATGACTAAGCTTCGTAGCTTGGTAGAAGAAACACAAGTAGGTATGTTACTAGTCAGTCACTTGAAGAGACCAGAAGGTAGAGGCTTTGAAGAAGGTAGAGAAACCACACTCGGACACCTGCGTGGATCAGCTGGACTAGGTCAACTATCTGATATGGTGATTGGAGTTGAACGGAATCAACAAGATGAGGATTTAAAGAATAGAACTACGGTTCGTATTCTGAAAAACAGATTCAGTGGAGAGACAGGTGAAGCTTGTTTTCTACGCTACGATAACCAAACAGGTAGACTGAAAGAAGAAACACTTGAAGACTTACCAGACGATACAGATAACAACCCCTTCTAAAATGGACACAGCTTACTTTGACATAGAAACAAATGCGATAGAAGACTTCGCAACCTTATCAGATTTAAAACAACTACACTGCGTTGTCGTGGCACACGAGGATCAAGTGTATGTAGGTAGAACTAAAGCTACCATAGAGAGATGCATAGAAATATTAGAATCAGTAGATGCAATCGTTGGACACAATGCAGTTAGCTTTGATGTACCAGCTCTATGCAAGCTGTATGATTTCAAATACCCACAGGTAATAGATACAGTATTGATGGCTCGTTGTATGTACCCAGACATCCGTACTATAGATTTCAGAAAAGCTAACTTTGATAAAGAACTGATTGGTAGTCATAGCTTGAAAGCTTGGGGTAAACGAATTGGTATACTGAAAGGAGACTACGGTGAAACAACTGATTGGTCTGTGTGTACAGATGAGATGGTTGATTACTGTAAGCAAGATGTGCGTGTGACTAGAGCATTGTACACTTGGTTGATGTCTAAGAAACCTAGTATGCAGATGCTAGAAATTGAACACTATTTTGCTGTACTGATGCGTAGACAAGAGTTGAATGGTTTCCCATTTGATTCCAAGTCAGCTGACAAACTTACAGAGAAACTAATGGTGCGTAGAGCAGAGCTTAGTGCTGAGCTACAGAAAACATTCCCACCTACAATTGTAGATATGAAGTCTACATTCTTTGAGAATAGAAATGGTAATGAGTTTCCATCCAAGAAAGCTATGCTTGAGGTTGGATACAAGCAGAATGAAATCTTTGTAGGTAGACACAAGACCAAGACTATACCATTTAATCCTAACAGTCGTGATCAGATATGTGAACGATTGATGGAGATGGGTTGGAAGCCTAGTCAGTATGAAGGAAAGAGACCTTCTATCAATGAAGGTGTTTTAAAATCCATAGGTACAGATGAAGCATTACAGTTGTGTGAGTATCTGTTATTAACCAAGAGACTTGGACAAGTGGCTGAAGGTAATCAAGCTTGGACTAAGTTAGTTCGTGGTGGTAGGATACACGGTGGTGTGAATACCAACGGAGCAGTGAGTGGAAGATGCACACACATGAATCCTAATGTAGCACAAGTGCCAGCAGTACGAGCTACCTTTGGTAAAGAGTGTCGTGAATGTTTCACTGCACCACAAGGAAAAGTTTTAGTAGGAGCAGATGCTAGTGGGTTAGAGCTTAGATGCCTAGCCCATTATTTATATCCTTGGGATCAAGGAGCGTATGCTAAGACTATTCTTGAAGGAGATATCCACACTGAGAATCAGAAGGCGGCTGGACTACAAACAAGAGACCAAGCTAAGACTTTCATATATGCGTTCTTGTATGGTGCTGGTGACGAGAAGATAGGTAAGATCGTTAACGGTACAAGAGCTGATGGTAAACGATTGAAGACATCCTTCAAAGAAAAGATTCCAGCTGTAGGTAAACTACTCAAAGCTGTAGAGTCTAAGGTAAAACAAACAAACTTTCTCAAAGGATTGGATGGTAGACAGCTACCCTGTCGTTCACCACACAGTGCTTTGAATCTATTATTACAATCCGCTGGGGCTGTGATAATGAAACAATCATTAATCTGCTTTGCAAATATAGCTGAGAAACTAGACTTACCCTACGAACTTCACGCCAATGTGCATGACGAAGTTCAGTTTAGTTGCGACAGCGAGCATTCAGACCAACTAGGACAAGCCTTCGTAGATGCTATCGTACAAGCAGGAGAAGAACTAAACTTCAAGTGTAAGTTAGATGGTGAGTACAAGGTAGGAAACAACTGGGCGGAGACTCACTAATATGGTTAAGATACTTAACATGACTATGCTCAAAGAACATTTAGCTGATGATGCTTTTCAGTTAGATGGTTTGGGATCAGCAATTGTAGGTGTAACACAAGACGGCTATATTGTGTACGATTATGAAAAGATCGTACGACATTTTCAATCACAAGGGATGGATAGAGAAGAAGCGTTGGAGTATACAGACTATAATGTTGTTGGGTTAGGAGGTGAGTTTGCTAACTGGGTAATCATATCAAAACTGAATGACATATTATAAACACCATAAAGACCGAGACGGTTCGTGTAGTGCTAGAGGCGAGCAGGCTGAGACCTTGTTCGCTAAGTCACTGCATTATCTTGGTTTCACTACAGATGAAGCTGAGTTCCAAGATCAAATGAAACACATAGACTACTTCATACAAATAGATGGATCAGTAGATGTGAAAGCTAGGAAACGGTTAACACGCAGTGGAGGAGAACAAGATGAATATGTGTGGGTTGAGTTCGTAGGTACAACTGGTAAGAAAGGTTGGCTCTATGGACAGCAGACACATATGGCTTTTGAAAGACTACGAGACTTTGTAGTTGTACCAAGAGACGAGTTAGCTAGACTGTGTGAAGATATTGTAGAAGATACAATTGTTTACAAAACAAGTGAAGCACACTTACATAAGTATAGCCGAGCTGATTGTAAATCATTGTGTAGTCTTATACCAATGAAAACTATAACTAAAAGATTACCTGTATTAATAGTAAAAAAGTATGACGATACCAAAGGTGAAAACTGTTCTGATTGATGGAGACGAGATCTGTTACCGTACTGCTTGTGCGTGTGAACAATCCTTGAAATGGGATGAGGATACTTGGACTATTCATTCATCTGAACAAGATATGTTTCAGCTTCTTGAATCTGAAATCAAGAGAGCTATGGCTGAGACTAACACGAAAGATTATAGGATTGCAGTGAGTAGTCCTACTAACTTTCGTAAGGAGATAGATCCTAACTACAAAGCACACCGTAAATCTGTACGGAAACCTTTGGGTCTAACTTCTTGTAGACAATACCTCATAGACAAACATATGGCTGTGTGGATGAACGATGTGGAAGCTGATGATGTCATTGGTATTTGGGCAGATCCAGAAGAGAATATGATATGGGCTATTGATAAAGACTTCCTTACTGTACCTTGTCAGCTTCTTAGACCTAGCGGTTACCTTCGTATCAATGAGAAGAACGCAGACTCTAACCTACGGTTGCAGACTATGATGGGTGACAAGGCTGATGGCTTTGAAGGAGTCAAAGGTTTTGGTCCAGCCACTGCACTGAAGTGGATACAGAAACACGGAGACACTTGGCAATCTGTTCTTGATGCTTTTAAAAGTAAAGGGTTGACAGAAGAGGACTGTACTCGTAATGCTAGACTAGCAAGAATACTAAGAAACTATGATGAAAAATACAATTGGCAACCTACCTACTGATTCACAGGAAAGGAAAGCTATCCCTGTTTACAGAGGGTTTATTAAATACTTTCCAGATGCTATCGTTGAAGTAACGAAGTGTTCTGTTCGTGGTAACAACCAACACCATCCAGACAAGGATGTTCACTGGGACAAGTCAAAGTCTACTGATGAGTTAGATAGTATGATGCGTCATCTACTTGAAGAAGACTGGGCAGCTGTAGCTTGGAGAGCTATGGCTAACCTGCAACGAGAGTGTGATAAAAAGAAGGAGTCTACCCTATATGAAAATTGAAGATACAAAACAGTTTCCAAAGTTGTCTAAGGTTTTAGTTAAAACTTTAGATGAGGATATCTTTCCACAAAAAGATTTCCCAGCTACTAATGATGTTGCTAAACTTAACTACCACTACGGACAGCGTTCTGTAATTCAATATTTAAAACATCAATATAAAATTCAAAACGAAAATATATTAAATACTTAAAATCATGGGAACACCAAAAGTAAATATACCAGAGCCAACCCCACCACCGCCACCACCTCCACCTCCTACACCTACAGCTAGGACTGCTAGGACTCCATCGCAGAGACGAGGTCCAACTGGTACTCGTAGACGCACAGGTGGATTATCCTCACTGTCTCTTCGTAGACCTAGAGTGATGGGTAGAATGATGGGACGATCTGGCTTAGGAGGTTATTAATTATGCCTATAACAAGTAAACAAGCTACTGTAACAGCTACAGGAACTACTGAGTTACCATCATGGAACGGAAAGCTAGGTGCATTCTTAGCTTCTGGAACATTTGATGGAGCTACAGTAAAACTACAACACAAGATTGGCTCTGAGTGGGTTGATCTTGGACCAGATGTTACTTTATCAGCAGCAGGTGGAGGACAGTTTATTACTCCTCAATCTGAGCTTCGTGTAGATACGACCTCAGCTGGTACAAGTACAAGTATAACAGTTATAGTTAAACCATTAGTAGTCTAATAAAGTGACGGTACGAAAACAACGAGAGTCGCAGAACCTTTACACAGGTTCTACGGATACACTATCATTCCCCCTCACAAGAGATCTAACACATACTCTTGGGGATGGCAGGGGTGAAACATTCTTGTCTCAAGGGTTTGCTAAAGATGCCGCAGTTGCTTATTCATTGAGAGCTTTAGGATCTTATAACGAACCAGTGGTAAGAGTTCGTAGAGAACCTCATGATACTGACGATACTATTAATGATGAGAAGAACTTCACAGCTTCTCAAGTATCTGTAGGTGAGTTAGAGAACTGGGTAAATGGTAAACTAGAAACAGAAAAACCAGCAGATGTAAATTTAGAAAGAGCTATAAGTATTACTATTACACACTCTGCAATAAACTCTGGGAACTCTATAACATTAAA